CGGGGCGGCGGCTCAGATTCTTTATCTCGCGGGCATTGGTGAGGCGCTGTCGATTGTGGGTGGTGCGATGGTTGCGCGGGTCGCGCTCGGATCGGCTAAGGTCTTTGTGACACGGGCAAGCTGATGGCTATCACTCTCGTTACTGGTCGACCGGGTTCCGGCAAATCGCTCTATGCGGTTTCCCAGATCGAGCAGGCATTGCAGGAAGGCCGCCCGGTTTTCTCGGATATCGATGGTCTCGCCTTTGATGGGGTTGAACCTCCTTCACATGACTGGCGGGAACATCCAGACGGCTCCTTCGTGGTGCTCGATGAAGTGCACCAGCGATGGCCGTCAACAGGGAAGGGCGGTCGTTCCGCCAATGAGATCGTTCGTGCTCTTGATGAACACCGCCACCGAGGTTTTGACTTCCTTTTGCTCACCCAGTGGCCCACCAAGCTGGATTTCGAAGCGAGGACCAATTGCACGGAGCATATCCACCTGCGCCGCATTGCGGGGTCTCAATCCTCTACGCTGTACCGTTGGCCCGATCCTCAGACCTCGCCCGATGACCGTTCAGTCAGGGATACTGCCGATTCGCAAGTCTGGCCGTTTCCGAAGCGTCTCTATCCGTTCTACAAGAGCGCCACGATTCACACCCACAAATTCCGAATGCCGCGCAAGGTGATCGTGCTCGGTCTGGTGGCACTGGTGACATTGGGGTGGGCTGGCATCCGTGTGTTCTCTGGTGACACGCTGCTCCAGCATACTCTGCTGGAGGCTGATGAGAAGGAGGAGCGGCGGACGGGGGAGGGCCAGCGCAGCGCCCCCCCGGCCGCCCCTACAATCCCTCCTGCATATGCATGGTTGGAGTCACGCACCCTGCCGACCTCGTTCGGCTGCATTGCCACGGAGCGCGCCTGTATGTGCTACAGCTCCAACGGTCAGCCGTTGGACCTCACGGACGCAGAATGCCGGGATGCCATGGAGCGTCCCATCCCGCCGAAACTGGGTGGGGGTCCCCGATCTCGCCGTGAGCCCTCATAGGTTATCGTGACCACGGGACAAAAAAGGAGACATAATGTCCCCTCACGCCAAACCGCCTTACAGCCATCATCCGCAGGCCGCCATCTTTTCCACGCGGCCTCGATCCTTCCCGTTCACCCTTGACCTGATTCCGTTCCGAGTGGAGGCGGGGTCAAGGGGTCGTGGAATACCGCAAGGCGCGCAGCGCCTGAGGATATGCCGCGAAAGCCCCTTGACGCCGCCGGAACGACCCAGCCTCTGGCTCTGGGGTTGGGAACGAAGGGAGCGCAGCGACCGCAGGCCCCAGCCCCCGAGCCTCACGGCGGCGAGTGCGGAGGTCTGGAGGCAGCGCCTCCAGGGTTTTCAGGACTTGGGCAGTGGGCAAGGTTCGCCTGTTGACATCCGCTGTTCACAGGGGCTAACTTTCAGCCCTATCACCCGTCTAGAGGGGTAGGGCATGCCATCACAGACTTCCCAAGCAATGAACCGCGCACATGAAGCCCGCCTACGCGCCTGGGTCTTGGAAGTGGCGGTCCTTGTAACACCGCCACTTAGTCCGATGGGCCGGACTCCGCGCCTGCTTCGGGATCAGGCCCTGTGTTAATCGACTGGATCACGGCCCGGGTGCCGCTCGATCTCCTGACGCCTGAGGCCCGTGAGGCTGCCATGGGGGTAGGGGACCGGGTGACTCGTTATTGCCCGAAGTCGGGGGAAGAACGCTGGACCTCGGCAGCGTGGGATTCGATCCGTTCTGACTCCCATCAGATCTCTGCCCGTGTTGGCTCAGATCTCTGGATCCAGGGTTCACCAGCCCGTGTGATCGGTGACGGCTGTAGTGTCTTCGGTTCCGGTGCCTCTCACGCGCTGGATCTTTCCGGCTGTCTCCTTCGCATGATTGCGTTTGTGGGTCGACAGCTTGGCGTCTCTCTCCCTGATCCTCATGCGTGGCTGATCTCCCGGGTGGATGTGACCGGCAATCTCGAGTTGGAGAGTCTTGCTGAGGTTAGACAGGCCCTATCGATTCTGCGCAACTGTGAAGGTGGTCGTTATCGGGTCAGCCAGCAATCAGGCGATACCGTCTACTGGTCCCATCGCTCAAAGCTTCGCAGTGGCAAGGCGTATGCGAAGGGCCCCCATCTTCTCCACCTGCAAAAGCAAACCAGCTATTCCGGGCGCACTTACTCGCCTGGAGACATACAGGCAGCAGACAAGTTGCTNCGNCTNGAACTGAAACTAGGTCGCGAATTTTGGAGCCGCCACGATTGGCGCTCAGCGGATGCGGCCTTTCTACGTCATGAATGGGAAACCTATTTCACCCGAATGATCGGGGGTGCCGAGATGAAAACTGATGACCTGAAAAGCCGAATCATGGCTATGGCTCCAACTCCTGGGCGTGGCAAATCAGCTTACTGCTGTTGGCTGATGATTCAGAACGAAGGATGGGAGAGGGCGCGCGAATCGTATGCGTCTAGCACTTGGTATGACCATCTTAAAATCCTTCGTGCTGCTGGTCTCAGTGATGCAGATATTTCTGCGGGGCGTGTTGTGCCGCTGCGCCGCCGTGTGATGGAGGCCCGACTGGTGTCCTCATGGGAAGAACTCAAAGCGGCCTAATCGAGAGGTGACACCATGATCAAGATTGAGATCGACACGACTGATGTAGAGACCTTTGAATTTTCGACGAAAACCGGCAAACCATTTTCCATCCGCAAGCAGCGTGCTTGGGCTCATCTCCATGGAGCCAAATACCCCACAGAGATCGAAGTATTGCTCACAGCCACACAGTCGCCCTATCCTGTTGGTCAGTACGTCCTGTCTCCTGCATCCATCTATGTAGGTCGCTACCGCAGTCTCAGAATCGGCCGCCTGAAGTTGCAGCCGCTTTCCAAGACGCAGGGGGCTTAACGATGTGGGTCTGTGCTGATGAGCCGATCAACGACACTTGTCCCGATTGGGTCGAGCTCATCGAGTACGGACCGTTGGGGCTGCCTCCTTTGACCGTTCAGGAGGGAGTCGAACTAGGGGGCCTGATCCTCGCACTGTGGGTATTTGCTGTGTGCGTGGCTTGGGTCATTCGAACGGTTAACCGGTAGACAAGGGAGACCATCATGGATCTTACCGACGTTGAAGCTGCAATCGCCTCCGCCAGCACCGATATTGCCACCGTGGGTGTGGCCATCATTGGCGTGGCCGCCGTAGTGTTCGCCTTCCGCTGGATCAAGGCGAGCTTCTTTTAACCGACCGGACCCCCTGCGGGGGGTCCACTTCTGGGGTCCGCATGAATGGAAGGATGGCTCGTGTTATTTGTGCTGCTCTCGGCCTTCTGGCTGCTGCTGTCCCGTCTCTGACCTGGGCGGCATACACCGCGAGTCCTCGTGCTCCCACCACGTATTGGGTGAACTCTTCGGGGCAATGGCAGACCTCCGTGACGATGGAAGCCAGGCCGACTACCCCTACCTCCGGTCTGCCAACGCGCTATGTCACAAAAACCGTTCCTATCTCGGCTGCATCACTTGGCCGTATCGCCAAGGGTGCTGTTGGTGGACCTGTAGGTGCTGCGCTTCTCGCTGCAATGCTCGCCCATAATCTGTACTGGAATGAGAGCACAGAAACTTTTGAGTTTCAGACCTATGAAGGCTATGTCCCCAGTGAGGACAAGCTACTCCCTGATTCTGCCTCTAATGGTTGTGACCAAGGTCTGGGCATGCATTGTCACTGGCAGGGCACTGCGATTGTCTGTCGCTACCGCGCTCCCAACGTCAATCCGTCAACCCACGTCTGCTCTTTTCCACCAGGTCACCCGGGTGATGGTTTTGGCCTGACGGGTCCTNCCTGCCCAAACATGGGTGTCACCTGCATCCGTACGACTGATGATGTGTCTGTTGNTCCCAATAACCACACCTGGACGCGATCACCCGCTTTTACAAATCTTTCTGAATATTTGTCGTGGGGTGGTGTTCCTTCCCAAGGTGTCGAAGCCGATGAATCATCGGTCGGAGAGACTCTCACGCCTGAACTGGTTCGCGAAATCGTGCGCGATGCGATTCAGCGAAACACCTGGCAGGGCAACTGGCCTGAGATGGAATCGGCCGTGGCTGACGTCGTGAACACCTTCAACAACTATTACGACGGAGATCAGACCAACTATGAAACCACCATCATCGAGCAAGCCACCGATGCACCACCTCAGGAACTTGAATTACCAGCTTTTTGCGAGTGGTTCCCCTGTGAGTGGCTGGACTGGACTCAGGAGCCACACGATCCGGCAGAGTCTCCCGCCATCGAGTGGCTTGACGACGACGTACCTCAGTATTCATCTGGCCTCCCCTCTACCGGCACTTGCCCGGAGTCAGTCCGAATTGATCTTGGTTTTGGCTCGGCCACAATCGAGATCAGTTTTGATTATGTGTGTCAGTTCGCGGAATCCATCCGCCTCCTTGTGGTCTCGATCTCAATGCTTTTCGCTGCCTACCTCGTCGTAGGTGTGGTGCGGGAGTAA